ATTTATTGAGAAAGATTGTCCTTTAATTTTTTTGAATAAAAATTTATAAAAAAACTTTTTGGTCTATCCATAAAATATTTTAAAGGAGCAAAACTATATCCCTCTTGAGCGGTTTCAAAGAACACATAATCAGGATCACCACCATCATTACTATAAGTTGATACTGTTCTTTTTGAAACCCAATTTATGGCATCAAAAGGTGTTAGAGCAGGTATAATAATATTTTGTGGACCATTTGATGGATAAATTGTTCCTAGTCCGCCTAGACCATTTTTTGGAGCAGATTCAGGCACTTTTAGTTCATCAATTAATATAGTTGCAGCTATGTCAGAATATCTTCCAACATAGTTTTGGCTTATTTTCTTTTGCATCGATAGTAAAAATTCTTCAGACACAAAATGTAAAGTGTATGTTTTAGAAGACATGTTTAAGTTTTTAAGATTCGTGTGTTTATAAATAATAAACTCTTTTTCGTATCTTAAACCAGGAACATACTCATTACTTTTGTCAATTACAATTTTTAGTTTTCTATTACCTTTAAACAATTGCAATTTGCCGCCAAAGTCTACAGCATCAGTAACCTGAATGTTACCAGAAACACAAGGCATGAATAAATTGTCGAACAGATTTAATTCCTGATAAACACTACTCAGGTCGTATCTGCTATTATCAGGTGCAATTACATACAACTGTTTAATAACAAACTTTGTACTTTGTTCGGCCGTTATATTATAATTCATAACAATTTACCAAGTTCTTCCTCAAGCGACTCAACAAGTTCTGGTTTTAGTAATTTAATTCTGCGTTTACTTTCATTTACTGCCAACTCATAATCATAATAGGTTTGAGTTTCTTTTGTAGTGTCAAAAACAACAACAACGTTATCTGCCAGTGTGACAGAGTTATTTAAAGAAATTATGGTATTTGCATATGTGTTAGCATCGACTTGATATTTTTGTACATATACAGAACCATTAGGTAGTTTTTGTTTCTCTACACGATAGTAACCATGTATATTTGATTTTGACCAAATAAGGCCTTGGCCTGCGGTATTTGATACAGCATTATCCAAATATTTTGCATCCACAAATCTAGTCAAAGTTTCATACGGCAAAGGCCAATCAAAAAATGGATCAACCACATCATTCATTAAAAGAACAATCCAATGTCTCTCAGGTGAGTTATAAATCTTTGAAGCTATAATTTCTGGAGTATCACCCTCACGAATATCATACTCATAAAAAGCAGCCGTATTTGTTTTAAAGCTTTGCTCAAATGTAAAACGTGTAAGTAGGTTTGTAATATACTGTGAAGTATTAAAGCCATCAAAACTATGGTAAAGTTTTGGGAATTTTGAAAAGTAATTTGCCATTTTATTAACCGTTAAAATCGCCAAGGTCAGCACTAGCTTGAATCTCTGCTTCTGTTCTCAATTCTGTGCTACTACCGTCAGCCGATGATGAAACTGTAACGCCACGATAATGTTGCTTTGTAAGATATTCTGTTTCCATAAACTGAAGGCTCAAACGAATCGCAACAGGCATACCTGTTCGACCAAGACTTGGATAAGGCTCATTCTGCACTTCGTAAGCAGAGAAACCATTTGGCGCATAGTCTATTACAATATTTTCCAACACACAAGTGGAGATTTTTGGAATGTTAGGATTTTCTTTACCATTATAGTAAAATTTAATGTCAAATTCTGACGGCGGTACTAAGAAGAATGACTTTGTATTTTCAGCAATTTCAGGTGCTTGATGAAATCTTAATTTGTCAAGAATTTTCTGAACTTCAATTGCTTCTTGTTCATCACGAGGATAAAACATAAAGTCAAATTGAAAACTTCTGAATTTTGGTGATGTGTACAATAATTCCAACATTGGATTTTGTACCATTTGTGTAGCAGCAATAATACCAGCATTTAATTGTTTATTGGATTGGCCCAAAACACTCAAAACAAAAGGAGATAAGTTTTGTAATGCTTGCGTTGAAGCACCTTTAATGTCGCCAGGATTCTGATTAATAGCATCAACAATACTAGAACCACCGGCGATTGCAGCGGCCGTCATGTCGCCACCTAAAGAAATATCGCTATATGATTGGTGATGCGTAAATGCCAATGTGTCTGGCATGTATAAAGCAATCGTATCAGCAGTTCTTTGGATAGTACGTAAGAAATCTGTACTAAAACTTTCTCTAGTTGCAGTAACACCATAGTCACCAAAATTGGTAGAAATTCCAAAAGAAGATAATTTATTAGTTATATCATTGAAAAAGTTATCTACTGCGCCGCCTGATAATCTATTAGCAATTTTTTGTGAACCATTTAAAAGGTCAACAGCATTTGAACCTGTAGTAGCAATTCCATAGGCTTGTCTAGTTGCAACAGTAGGCAAATCTCCAGTATTGGAGTTCATTGCAAATCTGGATTTTTTCTGTTCATTGATATGAATGACCAGATAATGGCCTTTATCCGTGGCACCCAAATCAGCTGGATATTTTAATAGATTTGATTGATATGGGTTGTTAAGTAACGCACCAGTTGCGCCAAAGCCGCTTCTACTTGGTGTTTTAAACTTAATATCGCCGAATGAAAATAGAGCCATGTTGGTTCCTGTATGTAAACTAAATACTATTTATGTCATATAAAGGAAGATTTATACCGAAAAACCCACAAAAATATGCAGGTGACGTTTCAAACATCATCTGGCGTTCCACATGGGAGAGACAGGTTATGAATTGGCTAGATTTAAGTAAGAACGTGGTTTATTGGTCTTCCGAAGAATTGGTAATTAAATATTACAGTCCTGTGGACAATAAGATTCATCGTTATTTCCCCGACTTTATTGTAAAAATAAAGAAACGTGACGGCAAAGTTATGACCCACGTAATAGAGGTTAAACCAGAGTATCAGACAAAGCAACCGACCCAAAAGAAAAAGACTAAAAGGTTCATAGAAGAATCTATGACCTACGTAGTGAATCAGTCTAAATGGAAAGCCGCTGAGGAGTTCTGTAAAGATAGAGGATGGGTTTTCCAAGTACTAACAGAAAAGCATCTTGGTATCCATTAGATTATCATCAAACCGGACACCAATACTTATGCTTCAAATGAGTGAAAACCAAGGCAATGTTCAGCTATTGCTTAAATAATGAATAAATAGAGACATGGCTTACTTAATCGAACGTATCAAGACTTCCCTTGCTAAAGAGGGTTTAAACATCCGTACCAATGCGGCACGAGCATGGCTGCGTGCTAAAATAGACAACTTGAACCCCACAAGACAAGCATTGTTGGCAGACCGAAAACGTTTAAGAGATAGTACCATTATAGGTCGTATGTATTTTTATTCGTATGATCCGAAAACGAAGGATAAGTTGCCATATTACGACAGGTTCCCATTGGTTCTACCAATTGAACAGTACTCAGACGGTTTTTTAGGGTTGAATCTACATTACATTCACCCAAAGCAACGTATCATTCTTTTGGATAAACTTAGTGACTATACCAATAATGACAAATATGACAAGACTACAAAACTTAGATTGAGTTATAGTTTATTAGCTTCATCATCAAAATTGTTTGAACATCAACCTTGTATTAAAAGATATTTGTTCTCTCAAGTAGGTTCTAGGTTTTTAGAAATTACCGCTGACGAATGGGACATTGCCGCTTTGTTGCCAATGGAATCTTTTGTTGGTGCGTCAACAAGTAAAGTATATTCAGATTCTAGGAAAAAATTCTAATGTCATTTTCACCACAGTTATTCTTGTCAAACATTAATGCAAAAGAAGGGTTAGCTAAAAGCAACCGCTTTGAAGTGGTGTTACCTATTCCAACTTACATCAATGAGTTTATAGGCAATTCAATTATTGAATCTTTACTTAATTTACCCAATACAATCGTTTCAGAAATTACTCAAGCTGTACGAGATGCGTTTAGTAATAACTCAGACCCACAATCAAGAAGTGACAATCCGTCTATGTCACGTTACTTGGCTTTACAATGTGAGTCAGCAGAATTGCCAGGTAAATCTATTATTACGGCTGATGCAAAAATTTATGGTCCAGGTTTTAAAGTACCTTACCAAACACAATACAATGAAGCTAATTTAACGTTTCTATGCACTAACGAATTCTTTGAAAGAAAATTATTCGACAAGTGGCTAGAATCTATTATGCCTACGGATACAAACAACTTACGTTTTCCTAAAGGCAGAAATTCTCGTTACCTAACTAATATTAAAGTAGTTCAGTACGATGAATTTATCAGACAAATTTATGCTGTAGAATTGATGGATGCTTTCCCTATCAGTATCTCAGCACAACCGGTTTCTTGGGGTGAAGAAGGATTCCATCGTTTAACTGTTCAGTTTGCTTATCAGAAGTATCGTACATTGTATGACGGTAATTATGATTTGGTTGCAGCTGGCGCAGCTTTATTTGGAACAAAATTCACCAATTTCGTTAGTGGTGCAACTGCAACCGCTGCATCACCTATTGCTACATTATTCAATAGAGTGATTTAATTTTTAATTTATGGAGATAATATATGGCTTTGCCTAAACTTGATGTGCCGATTCATACGGTAGATTTACCACTTACAAAGAAAAACGTAAGATTCCGACCGTTTCTAGTTAAGGAAGAAAAATTGCTTCTCATGGCTTTAGAGTCTATGGAAGAAAAAACAATTTTAGATTCCGTTAAACAGATTGTTAATAATTGTTGTTTAGATGACATTGACGTAAACGCTTTGCCAATTGCAGACTTGGAGTTTTTCTTTTTAAATCTTCGAGCAAGGTCTGTTGGTGAAGTGGTTGAATTGCAGTATAAGTGTAACAACAAAGTAAAAGATGAACAAGGTGAAGAAAAGACCTGTAACCATGTGGTTAAGTTTGATTTAAACATCCTAGAAATTAAACCTGAGATTCCACCAAACCATTCAAATAAAATTGAATTGTCGAAGGACCTCGGTATTGTTATGAAGTACCCTAGTTTTGAGTCCATGAAAAATCTTGGAGACGAGAAATTATCTGAGATTGATAAGGTTTTAAAAATTGTTATTTCTTGTATTGATTACATTTACGATGCTGATTCTATGTACTATAGAAAAGATTTGAGTAATGAAGAATTATCTGATTTTGTAGATAGTATGTCAAGAGAACAATTTAATAAAGTCCAAGCATTTTTTGAATCCATGCCAAAAATTAAAAAAGAAGTTGATTTTAATTGTGGCAAATGTGGATATAAAGAAAATATTGTTGTAGAGGGACTTCAAAATTTTTTCGTATAACTCTTGGCCATGATAATTTGAGGAATCATTATGAGACTAACTTTGCATTGATGCAACACCACAAGTACAGTCTAAGTGAACTAAACGAAATGATTCCATGGGAAAAATCAATTTACGTAAGTATGTTGATTAAATATATTGAAGAAGAAAATGAAAAAATAAAGCTGGCAAACGCAACTAAAAAGAGATAAAAATGGCATTTAAAGACGTTCTTAAAAAACAAAGACAAAGCGGCAAAGGACTTATAAGCTCTTTGGGGTCTTCTGCTTTCGACACAATTAGAGAAAAGATAGACTATCGAAATTCTTTGTTTAAAAAAGGAGGAACGCTAAATGCTTTTTTTCCAAATGTAAAAGGTTTTAAGGCTGGTGAAAATTTAAAAATACCTAAACAAGCAAAACCAGAAACTGAAAAGACCATAGTTTCAATGGACAATACTGAGGTTGTCCAAGAGTTATCACGAGTCGCATCAAAATTAGATATAGTTGGTAAGAACACAATGGTTCTTCCAATTATAATGCGTGATATGAATGTTATGCGTCAAGGTATTTTGAAATTAGTAAAACTTGCCGGCGGCACACAGAGAGATAAAGCCGACCGTTTTTTCCAAACATCTGCTGAGCGTGAATCTGTTTATGAAACAAAGATAGCAAATTCAAAAATTGCCGCGCCAACAACGCCAACAACGCCAACAAATGTGAAACAGGTTCCTGAAGAAAAGAAAAAAGGAATATTTGATTCTATTTTAGATTTTTTACCAACAGTATTTAAAGGTCTTTTACTTACTGGCATTATTGGCCAACTTTTAGAAAATGACGAAATTAGGCAAAAAGTTAAAGATTTTATTTCTTTGGTACTAACTAAATTTTTTAATGGTGTAAGTAATACATTCGAAGTTATTAAAGAGAGCTTCCAAAACGAAGATGTTCAAAAATCAATTAGAACAGCCATAGGTTCAATCATCTCTACAATCGGTGAGTTTTTAAGTATAAAATTAAAAACATTATTTGATACACCTTTTGGTGAAGTAAATCTTACTATTGGCGGAGCTATTGCAGCTGTTATTGCAGGATTTGTTGCGTTCAAAGCTGCGATAGCAACATTAACTACAGCTGTGTTGCAAGCTGCTGGTAGAATTGGTATGGCCGGCGGAGGTCCTGCAACAACAGGCCCAGCTGGCAGTAAAACAGGAAAAGGCGGGTGGTTAAAGACTATTGCCAAAGGCACATTAGCTGCTGGTGGCGTGGCACTATTGTCGGAAGGTATACAGTATTATTTGAAACAAGGCGAGAGTGAGGAAAATGCTAAAAAATTAGCACAACAAGATATAGACAATCAAGCAAGAGAAACATTAAGTCCCGGAGAAGAAATTCCTGCAAGTAAACCAGAAGGTATGCGTGGCAGTGAAATGGTAGAAAGAGCCGGAAGTGCTGTAAATAGTGCTATTACTATAGGTACCGGTGTTGCTTTGATGCCAGCCAAAACTTCTCCAACACCATCAACGGGTGCATCACCAAAACCATCGCCAGCAGCATCTGGCAAACCACTTACAAGTTTTGGTTCTGTTGGCGCAAACCGTGAAATGGAAAAAAATAAAACACTATGGGAAAAAATAACTAAAGTTATTAGAAAAGCTTTTGAAAAAGGAGTATCATCAACAATGCTATCGAAAATTTATAGCAAGTTTGGTTTTACAATCGCAGCTAAAATTAGTGCGGCTATTGCAGGAATTGTAGCTGCACCGTTTAGTGTTGGCGTTTCTTTATTGATTACTGCTATAGGCGTTGGCATGTTAGCTAAAGATGTATACGATTTGTATGAATGGTTTGTAGAGTATGAAAAAGAACTTGATGCTTATGAAAAAAGTTCTTCACCATCGCCGACACCTATGACCGCAAATATAGAAAATCCTGTAGATGCAATGGGTAATGTCACAGGATATCCTAGTTCACCACCAACTGCGGTGCAAGGACGTTCCACAATGAAAGATGATCCTAGAAGAACTGATAAGGCATCAAGTACTTCTCCAACGTCAACGTCATCCACTTCTGGACCAAGTTCTTCCGGCGGTTCTTTATCTGGTGGTAAAACATTCAATCAGATGAGTAGGCAAGAACAAGATTCACTTTTAATGAATCAAGCAATCGCTGAAGGTTGGAACAAACCCACTTCCATTCAACACTCACATAATAATCCAGGTAACATTATAGCTCCTGGCGGCAAAGTAACAGAAGCGCAAGCAAAATTCGGCGGCGTTCCTGGTGGTACATATAATGGTTTGACGTTTGTTAAATTTCCAACAATGCAAGCAGGCTGGGATGCTCAACGTGATTTATGGACTAGAAAATTTGGCAATCAACCTGTCAGTCAAGCCCTTGCAACTTGGTCAGACGCTGGCAAAAATCAAAACAGTTATAATAAAGTTGCTCTTGGTGGCGGCGGAGATTCTCCAGCACCAATATTAGCATCAGGTTCAACACCTTCAACAATGCCTTCATCACCTGCAACTGTGGCATCTACACCATCTAGACCTGCTACTCAGATTGCTTCTGCATCCACTTCACTTGCAGATACAATGAGAACACAAATGCAAACGCCTGTTATTATTAATGCACCAACAACTAACAATAATATGCAAAATGCTGGTAATGGCGGTCAAAGGTCTACAACGACACCAAGTATTGTTGATAGTGAATTAATGAAGTTGCTTGTCGAAAGAGTTGCGGCATAAAAACCCCGCACAAGGCGGGGAATTTTTTGCAAAGGCGACTATCGATTAACGATTGTCTTCAGCGAGTGACTTGAAGAAATCAAGGTCATCATCTTCCGCAACAGAAGAAGATTTACTCAATACCTCATCAGCAGCTTTAGCAGCATAACCAGACGAGAAATTACTTTCTTCTTCATCTGCAGCGCCTTTAGTTTTGATTGCGCCGCCTTCAAAACCAAGAATCTTATCAAGGCGACCTTTCAACTGGTCATAAGGTTTGAAGTGTTTTACTTCAGTAAAGTCCTTCAGAGAGTACTCTTTCTTCCACAATTCTTCCAACTTCTCATCATCTCCACCAAATAAAGCTTGTGGAGAATCAAACTCAGACTTATCGTAGTTACGATAGCCTTCAACATTACGAATCTTCAACTTGAAGTTAGCACCTTCCCAGAAATCAAATGGGTTAACTGGACTTTCATCAGCGAACTCAGGATTCATTGCTTCAGAAATCTTATCGAAAATCTTTTTACCAAACTTGAATAGTTTGATTTGACCTTCGTTTTCTGGATGCTTAGGGTCAGAAATAATCAGAACGTTAGCATAGTAAGACAACTTACGTTTTTGCTTACGAACGATTTCCTTGTTTGCTTCAATACCAGAATTCCACAAAGTAGAATTGTGTTCACAAACAGGACACGCTTGATTGAGTGTTGTAAGGCAGTTGTCAATTAACCAACCGCCAGGTCCCTGAAAACCGTGGTTGAAAACACGAACCCAAGGCAAAGCGTCATCACCATCAATTGAGGGTGCTGGTAGGAATCGGATGATGGCCATGCCATTACCAGATTTATCTACTTCTGGTTGCCAGAATCGTGTGTCGTCTTTGGATCCTGCTTCAGCAGGTGCAGAGGTGGCTTGAACAGCCTTTGTGAGTTTGTCAAACGAACTTTTGTTACGCTTGAGATTAGCAAATGAACTCATATTATTTCCTTTTCGTATAAACGGAGTATGTTAAGTATAAACGGATTATCCACAGATTACATTATATAAATGTATTTAGTGTTTTTTAAAGCATGGACTTTAATTTCGCAATTGTTTCGTCCGCATCCGTATGAAGGATGCCGATGCCATCAGCTTTAATGTAGGCATCAATCACATAGTCGGTATCATCAACCAAAACAGTATCAGGTGTAGCATAAGCGGACTTTTTGCCACTACCTGGTACAATGTTTGCTTTGAATGTAATACCGTTATCACATAACCACTTAATTTTCTGAGCGGTTACTTCATTATGAAATTTCTCACCTCCTGACGAGGAAAGAATTTCAACTTTTATTCCATGATTGTCTTGTAAGTCTTTAGCATATGCCAAAAGTTTATCACAACCAGGAAACTTTTCAAGGTTTTCAAAATTTTTACCTTCAATGAATGTAGGCCAATTTTTATTGAAATCTTTTTGGCTTCTTTCTCCCGTGGAATTAAATAGTTCTTTGTAACGCTTATCAAAGAAGCAAAGAACACCATCCATATCAAGATACAACGTTTTCATTTTCATTCAACACCTTTTTCAAAATCAACTTGAATTTTACTACATCTTTAGGTAAAAATGCGGCATACTTGGTCACTTTTCGGGAGTACTGAGGCCATCGGACAGTATCACTAATCTTACGATTCCAGAGAGGCAAGAATCCTAGAATGTTGTTAAGTATGCACAAGGTTTCAATTTCTGTATCCTTCTGTAGAGTCATCTTTAACAGTCTAGGATAGTCTCCATCGTCACTTTGCAAAACTTCGTTAGGGTTAGAGACACCATCAAATATCTTGCGACAATCGTTCTCAAAAATATAAGACATACTTTGCAAAACTCTTTGGCGTTGCCTGTATATGGTCTCAGATTCTTCGGTTAACAAGTCACCAACCCAAATAGTGTCATTGTGGATAAAATTAGCCACAAGGAACATAATCAATTCATCTTGACTTGTTAACCTACGAGATAATTTGTGAAAGTGATATTTGTCCTTACGATTATCAAACGCATCAATGGAGATTTTACTCTTGCCGCCATACTTCATAAAGTCGTATGAATCGGTAGTAAAATGCAATTTGATTGCTTGATACATGCCGAACGCTTCATAACCTGTAATGCTCATATTGGTAACTTCGAACTTTTCTCTTTCAACATATTATTTTCCATAGCTTGTCCTTCAATCTTACTTTTCAGATTGCTATTAATTAAGGACGCAGCTACTTCAATCTCTAGGCCTGTCTCTTTACAATACTCAATGATAGCTTCAAGATATGTGTAAGTTGTGTTAGCTACCATAGAATCGATAGCGAACGCAAACTTCTTCATCTCATCTTTAGTTGGCATTATAGTTTTCCTGCCATTGTATATACAGCAGGTTTCATAGGACAACTATTATCAAAACAAGTATGAACACCAAGTTGTTCATTGGTCAATCCGCAAATATAGCACTTAGAATTTGTACCAGTAATTGTTATAGTATCTACTGTGCCATCTTGGCGCTTAAAAGAAAAAGATTCTTGATTTGAATCACTTTCACATTTATCAGAATCTTCATCATTTGTATAGTCTTCAAATTCTTCAATGGCCAAAGTTCCGTTGTAAACGAATCCTGTGCCACGTAGGAACATATCCATTTGCATTATCACATCAGGAAGAAAGTCACGTTCAAACTCTACCGTTGTGCGGCTAGAATCATCGTGTTCAGAGATAAGAGTAAATTTAGGCATTATTTCACCACCGTTTCATAGAGAGTTTCAAATTGGTCATGTGTTGCTACTTCTTCATCATAATTTTGTTTATGATACACTTTAACCATACGAGCAACTAATCGTTTTGGTAATTGTAGAACTTTACTGATTTCCGTAATTGATTCACGGATATAATCTTTCTCGGCTTCAGCACGAGTCATAGAATCGGAACATTCACGAATTACTTTTAAAAGTTTTTCACGGTCCGCCGGATTTGATAATGTATTAACTGCAATTTGTTGGACTGACATAATATAATTCCTTTAATTACTTTTTGGTATTCGTAAATGGTGATGTGTTGTGAGAAGCTGCATAAGCAACGCAAACTGTATCCGTACCACTTACATATGAACAACGTACTGATAGTGGATCCACACCCTTACTGATAGCAGATTCAATGTTATTTGCCATCAATGTTCGGTCTTGAATATTATAGTAACCAAGACTTCCAATTGCAGTAATCAATACGAGACCTACTGAAATAATTGCTGTGATTGTTTCTACATTTGTGGGTTTAGTTTCATTCATAGTTTAATTTCCTTTGTCATAGTTTTAAAATCCGATTCTCTCTTATAAAAGATGTGTGTGCCTATCTTTGTGGTTATTGGAAGTTTCCAACCAGGATTCACATAGTCTGCATGATAGTAGGTTGCACCTTTTGTAATATCTGAGAGGTTCTCATAATTAAAAACAACATTCATTGCTAAGTTACGAATCTCATTATACATTGAAGTGTTCTTAATTGTCAAGCGTTTATCGGTGAAGGTTGGCATACAAACCCAAGAAAACTGGCAAGTGCTGCCTGTCTTTTGATTAACTACACCACAAATATCATTAGCGTAGTTGCCTGAAGATAATCTGTTTAGTGTAACTAAGGCCACAGCTATTTGGCCATTTTTAGATTCATGTCCTGCTTCAAAGTAAATATTTTCGGCCAAACATTCAACTTGTTTCTGCATTGGTTTTGTCAATGAGTAAAATTGAATATTACTTGGCAAGAAATATTTAATCTGGTTTGCCTCTACAACTGCGATAGTCATCATTGCTAAACAAAGAATGATGCTGATTGATACGAAATATTTTCGCATAGTTTCTCCTTTTTGTTAAGGGAGGTCGCAGAGCAACCTCCCGATCCATCAGGCAGACTTTTTGTTATTAGTCTTTGGTTGCTCGGTAGAAATGTTAGACACAAAATCATTCAAGGTTTTGGCCTTGATGATAATCTCATTTTCCGATGGATATGCCGGATACTCCGGATGTGGTGGCGGTGTTTCGCCTTTGATGCGGGCCTGTTCGCAAGCGACAGCCCAACTGTTTGATATAATCTCTCTGCGACCGTAATAATCGTCATTGAGCATATCTTTCGCCATTTTTAAAAGTTCTAGGCGAATTTCGAACGGTGTCATGTTAGACATATAAATCTCCTGTGTGTTGTGTAAAATGTCAGCGCTTTGTGTGTTGCCGACTTTCTATTTATAATCACCAGTGCCTGATAACGCCAGCAATAATAAAACAATTTGTTATGATATAGGATAACACGATAAAGGTACGTATTGTGGCAATCTTGTCTGCCTCTTTATCGTCTTTACCATGTTTCTCGCCTAGTGCTTTCGCCCACAAGCGCCACATAACTTAATCCCAAAGTGCTTGATAGTATTTACCAAAAAGTCTAAAACCGTTTTTGATGCGGTCTTCAACAACTTTCATACCTTCATAATCACATTCATAGGTATTTTTGGGACCATCAACCATTTTAAACATTTTTGCTTTGCCGTTTTCATCCCATTCGCAAGCTTCACTTTTCCAATCAATTTCACCTGACCGATATGATTCTTCCCAATCTCTATTGATGTGGTGTTCAAAAGCATAAATCATTTCATTCATAGCCCAATCCCAACGCTTGAAATGATTGTCATCTGTGTCCCACTCATTTTCTTTTGCTGGCGCTGAAGTAGATTTCAATTCTTCTGGAACATCCTCATCATCAACAAAAGGTGCGCCGTGTTTACTTGCTTGTAATTGTTTTAACATTGGCAAAGCAATCTGACCAAGAGTGTGGTCCATAGACCAAGTATCCCATCGGTCAATCTTTACATAGTCAATCTTAGGATGAATTATATCCAAGACCTTTGCAATCACTTTGCAGATAGGGTCTAAACGATTAACCCACTTTTCATAAGGCGCATCAGGTTTGTCTTCGAGGTTATAAAAGATGCTATCATCTTTTTCCCAAAAGCATACAAACTTTAGGATATGATAAGGTGAAAGCCAATGGCTACGATAACTGTTAATGTAAACTTTCATTATATCTCCATAAAATTGGTGGTTGGTTATTCTGTTACGAGGAAACCAACCGAAACCCTAAGCAGTGTTTAGGCTGCTAATGCGAACTGTGAGTCGTTTGCGTT